CTCATTACAGATATGGCAAAGAAGAAAATCGTTCTCATGGTGTCGAGACTGTTCCCAACGACACTCACCGATGAGAATCGACAAATCGATTGGCGACTTCTCGCGAAAAATGACGGTCTCAACGAACGCGACTTTCGAGAGTGGTTCTTCGGTCGCTCACCGCAACGCTCGAAGACGTTTCACGGCGTGATTATTCACTTCACACCGTTCAGATATTGATGAGCATCGAGAGTTCTCGCATACGCGTACACGCACGCATCTCAATCGATACTCAAACGATATATAATAAATAATATATTATAACAACGATATAATAATTCAAATAAACGTAACAGATTATGGCATCAGTAAATCAAGCAACGGTCATCGGCTTCTTGGGCGATGAACCGCGCACAATCACAACGAAGACGAACAACATGATGTGTTCGTTCTCTGTTGCTACGACAGAAAAAGGCTTCACTCGTCAAGACGGCACGCAAGTTCCCGACAAGACAGAGTGGCACAACATCGTTCTCTTCGGAAAGCTCGCAGAAATCGCGGCTCGTTTCCTGCACAAAGGCTCGTCAGTGTACATTCAAGGCAAGATGCGCACTCGCTCTTACGATGACAAGAACGGCTCGAAGCGTTACATCACTGAAATCGAAGCAGACACGATGCAGATGCTCGACAGAAAAGACAGCAACAACGGCGGCAACGCTCAACAAGCAGCATCGCAGTACGCGTCTTCTCCGTATCAGCAGCAGACATCGCAGCAACAGCAGTCGAACAATGGCAACGATGATTTACCTTTCTGACAGAACTTGAAGTATGAGACATCTTGAAAGTCAGATTCAGCGCGATTGCATTCAGTGGTTTCGTCTGCAATATCCGCGTCTCCGGCTCAACATCTTTGCAGTCGGGAACGGCGGTTACAGAACACCAATCGAAGCTGCAATCATGCGCGGCGAGGGAGTGACTGCCGGTGTCGCTGACGTGCTTCTCATGCACCCAACGTCACAATATCACGCTCTCTGCATCGAGTTCAAAACGCAGAAAGGCAGACAGTCGGAACATCAAAAGTCATGGCAGTCAGCAGTCGAACAAAGCGGCTACAAGTACATCGTTGTGCGCTCTCTCAAAGAGTTCATCGAGCAAATAAGAGCCTATTTTGCTGAAAAATAAACGTGTAATTAAAAATTTTGCCTAAAAGAGTGCCTAACAAGCACTCTTTTTTATTACCTTTGCGGTAGAGCAAGTTATGTAATTTTTTGCACTCTTAAAAACAATCGCAACGATGAATAAGAAAAGATTCGAAAAACCGCAGTTTGAAATCATCGCTCTCTCGAAGCTCGCGAGCAATGACGGACAGATTGACGGCGTTCCCTCAAACCCTCGAAAGTTTGAGAAGCAGAAAGTCGAAGACTTGAAGCGCAACATCGAGCAGTACCCCGAACTCTTGGAGTATCGCTCTTTGATGGTTTACCCGATTGACGCGGAACGGTACGTTGTCATCGGCGGTAATATGCGACTTCACGTCTTACGCGATGAGCTTCATTATGATGACGCGCCGTGCGTTGTGCTGCCGAAAGAAACGACAGCAGAGAAGTTGCGTGCATACGCGATTCTCGACAACAACAACTTCGGCGATTGGGATTGGGATATGCTCTCTGAATCGTGGGACATGGAAGAACTCTCATCTTGGGGACTTGACACGTCGAAAGAGACAGAAGAACCGAAAGACAAATCAGCAGATGTTCAGCTCACGCACAAAATCGAAGTGACACTCGAAGACGAAGCAGAACAAGAGCAGCTTTACAACGAGCTTGCAGAAAGGGGGTACGAATGCCGCATTTTGACATTGTAAGGGAAGCACGCCCGACAGAATCTTTTCGCATCAAGTCAGTCATCGGAACATACGACTTGCAGCAGAGTACATCGACAGAGCATTTTGTCGGTGACTTTGATTTGCCCGAGCAGTGGAACGTTGGACTGATTGTCGGTCGCTCCGGTTCGGGCAAGACAACAATCGCGAACGAGCTTTTCGCTGACGACATCATCAGAGGCTTCGACTACACGCACGACAACATTCTCGATGATATGCCGAAGACAGCGACAGTGAACGACATCTGCAAGACGCTCACGAGTGTCGGATTCAGTTCCACCCCCTCATGGCTCAAATCTTATCATGTACTTTCAAACGGTGAGAAGATGCGTTGTGATATAGCTCGCGCGATGCTTGAAGACAGAGATTGTTTCGTGTTCGATGAGTTCACGAGCGTTGTCGATAGAAACGTTGCTCAAATCTCATCGTTCGCGATTCAGAAAGCGATAAGACGCAAGAACAAGAAGTTCATCGCAGTCACTTGTCACTACGATGTGCAAGATTGGTTGATGCCCGATTGGGTCTTCAATACTGATGATATGACGTTTCACGTTTTTGACGTTGAAGCGCAAAAAAAAAATCGACCAATCATCAAGCTCGACATCTTCGAGGTTGACACATCGCACAAAGAGTATTATTGGCAGATTTTTAGGAAGTATCACTATCTGAATCACTCGTTCAACAAAGCAGCTCGCGTGTTCGTCTCGACTTGCAACGGCGACTTGTGCGCGTTTTGTGCAACGCTGCCATTTCCGCACCCTACGAAGAAGAACACATGGAAAGAACATCGCAGTGTCGTTCTCCCCGACTTTCAAGGCGTGGGTATCGGCACAGCGTTCACGAATTACATCGGCGACATGATGTTGAGCGAAGGGAAGCAGTACATCGCGACAACGAGCAATCCTGCAATGATATTCTCTCGCGTTCACGATAAACGTTGGATAACAACTCGCATCGGGCGCACTGCACAAGGACAAGGAAAGATTCACAACAAGAACAAGGGCGAACGCAACTCTGCATCTTCGAATCGTATCACTGTCTCGTTTCAGTACGTTGGCGACAAGTATATAACAAAACAGATAAATAAATGACACTATGGCATCAGCATTCTATCCCGACACGAAACGATTGTTCGAGAGCGTATCAGCAGGGCGAAAGTTGCGCTATACGCCACAACAAATCATCGAAGAGTTTCGACTGTACATCGAAGACTTGAAGCAGAATCCGATTGAAGTCGAAACAGACTACAAGCGACAAGCCGAGCAGGGCGGTCGCGTTCAGCAACGCAGAGTGACGAAGTACAACAGACCACCGAAAGTGCTTGACTTCATCACTCGTTGGCTCGGTCAGTCGCATCAATGGTGGTACGCTCTGCCGAAAGGCAAGCACGGCGCGACTTATCAGCAAGTGCAAGAACGCATCGAGCAGTATTGTCGCGATGTGAAGTTTGACGGCGCGGTCGTGGGTATCTACAACGCGAACATCATTGCTCGCGACTTGGGTCTGACAGAGAAAGTCGAGTTGAAGAAACGCGATGACGCGGAAGAAATGTCTCTTGACGAAATCAACGAAGAAATCGCGCGTCTCAACAAGTTAGAGAAAGAAAACGAATACGAAACAGCAACATCAGCGACATCATCATCAGCAGCCGGAGAAGCAGAAGACGAATCATCTGACGAATAACACAGCAGTACGCAATGAAACAATCGAGTGAAGACATACGCAAAAGATTGATGCGGTTGAAGCAAGAGAAATTGAAGCTCGAAGCTCCGACTGCATTCTCGCGTTTTCTCGGTTACGCGAATCCGAAATATCAGCTCGAATGGTTTCACAAAGTCATCGCAGATTACTGTCAGATGTTGTACGAGGGAAAAATCAAGAATCTCATGGTCTTCATGCCGCCGCAGCACGGAAAGTCTGAAATCATCTCGCGTCAGTTCCCTGCATGGGTACTCGGCAAAGACCCCGACACGAAGATTGCAGGTTGCTCGTACTCGATAGACCTCGCATCGCAGTTCTCTCGCTCGATTCAACGCATCATCGACAGCAAAGAGTATCAAGCGATATTTCCCGACACATATCTCAACGGCTCGAACATCAGAACAGACGTGCGCGGTTACTTGCGAAACGTTGACATCTTCGAGACTGTCAATCATCATGGCTTTTACAAAGCTATCGGCGTGGGCGGCGGTCTGACCGGTACGCCGGTTGACATCGCAATCATCGATGACCCTGTAAAAGACGCAAACGAAGCGAACTCGCCGACATATCGACAGCGCGTGTGGGATTGGTACAACACAGTTCTCACGACACGTCTTCACAACAACTCGAAGCAGTTGTTCATCATGACACGTTGGCACGAAGACGACCTCGCAGGGCGCATCTTGAAAGCAGAACAGAACGAGTGGACTGTACTCGTCATTCCGGCTCTTTGTGAAGTCGAGCATGACGGCGGTCTCTCACAGCGTCACATCGGCGATGCCCTTTGGGAAGATAAGCACTCTCTCGCAAAGCTCTTGAAACAGAAAGCTCGTGCGCCGAGAGAGTTCAGCGCGTTGTATCAGCAGCACCCGACCATTGATGGCGGTAATATCGTCAAACGTGATTGGTTTCCGAGAATCTCGCTTGCAGAGTTCAGAGCGATTCACTATGACGAGCCGATACACTTCTATCTCGATACTGCATACGGAAAGAAGAAGCAGGGGCAGGACAACGACCCGAGCGGCATTCTCGCAGCTTGTAGAATCAAGAACTTCATCTATCTGTTGAACGCTCAACGTGTGTGGAAAGAGATGCCCGACTTGTTGCGCTTCTTGCCAGAGTACATGAACACGCACGGCGGCACGAGCGAATCACGTTTGCTTGTCGAACCGAAAGCGTGCGGCGAGAGCGTCATTCAGATGCTCAAAGAAATATCAACGCTCAACGTCAAAGAGACACCGACACCGAAAGACAGCAAGGAAGTCAGATTGAGAGCCGTGTCGCCGCGTTGCGAGTGCGGTCGTGTCATTCTCGTTGACGGCTCTTGGGTTGAAGACTTTCTCGATGAGATTTGCGCGTTCCCGGCGGCACCGCATGATGAGTGTGTCGATATTCTCGGCTACGCGATAAATGACTTGTACGAAGAAGATGACGACATCGATTATGATAATATTCAAATTATATAAAACGAAGTAAGAATATGGTATTTTTCGACTTGATTCAAAACTATCTCAACGCGATTGTAGGACGCAATCAAGAGTTTGAGAAATTGCTGAAAGCGAAAGACATTTCAGCGATTAAAGACCAAATGCGTACTCGTGGCTCGTTCGCTCTTGCTGCACTCAAAGAGTACGATGTGAAGCAACACGAGGTAATGAAGCGTGAAGACAAAATCATTACCGACAAGAAAGGAAACTTCTTGCGCAAAGAATCGGCGTGGAAGCTCCCGATTCCGTATCAAGTGTATATCAACGAGATTGCGCTTGTCTTCATGTACGGACGACCGGTCAAGTGGTCGCAGCTCTCTGACGAGACTGACGAAGCGTTCGCAAAGTTTCAAGAAGTTCTTCGAAGAACTCGTTTCGACAGCAAGATTCGTCAGTGCAAGCGTCTCGCCGGCGCGGAGACAGAATCAGCGATGTTGTTCCGTGTCTACAAAGACGAAGACGGAAAACCCGATGTTCAGATTCGCGTTCTCGCACGCTCAAAGGGCGATGAGATATACGTTCGTTGGGACATCTACGAGAACATCACTTCTATCGCTTGGGGATATTACGTCAAAGAAGAGAACGACAAAGCAGTATATCACTTCGACATCTACACGAAAGACGTGATTTATCGATGCACGCAGAAGTCTCTCGGTTGGGACGTGCAAGAAGAAGTGAATCTCATCGGCAAGATTCCTATCATCTTGTTTCAGCAGCAGACCGAGTGGCACGGTGTCGAGCATCTCATCAACCGAGAAGAACACATCGCGTCAAGAACAGCAGACACGAACGACTATTTCGCTGACCCTATCGCGGTAATGAACGCCGATGTGATAAAGAATATGCCCGAGCGGAAAGAAGCCGCCAAAACGCTTGTAACGAACTCAAAAGACGGTATTTCGAACGCGATGAGTTACGTCACATGGGATTCAGCTCCGCAGTCGAAGAAAGACGAGCTTGAATGGCTGCAATCACAGATTCTCTCGAAGTCGTTCACGCCGAACATCACACTCGACACGTTGAAGTCTATCTCGCAGCTCTCGGCGAAAGCGTTGCGCACTGTCATGATGCTCGCAGTCATCAAAGCTGCAAAGCACAAAGAGACGCATGACGAGCTTCTCGACAGAACTGCATCGCTCATCATCGCAATCATCTCGAACGTTCTCGATGTGGCGCTCTCATCGCAGTGCGAGAATCTGAAAGTCGCTCACGAGTTTCAAGAGCCGTTCGGTGAAGACGTATCTGACGACTTGAAAGACATCATCACAGCTCTTGACGGCGGCATTCTCTCGACAGAGACCGGCATCGAGCTGAATCCGCTCGTGAAAGATGTGACACGAGAGATTCAGCGTCTCGATGAAGAATCGTCTGAACGACAGCGCAAGCAGCAAGACATCTTCGGTTCTGCATTCGACAACTCTGATGATGACGATGACGACAACACAGACGATGACGATGATGATGTTGATGAGCCGGACGACAAGAACGGCAAGCAGTCACAGCCGAAGAACAAGAGAGATAAAAACAATCAGAAGTAATGAAATCTCTCATCTTTCAAAAGACGACACGCACGAGCAAGATTGAACGCACTGCAATCTTCTTGCTCGGCGTGTGCATCTTCATCAGTGAGCGAGACATCGAGCGTGACGAAGACGAGAAACAGAGACGAAGAATCGGTTTCGTTCAGTTCGCGAGTGTCGATGCGTCTGATGATGACGATGCAGACGAAGAAGATGACGAATAACAGAAACAGCGTATGTCACAAGTACCGCAACAAGACAAGAAGAAGATAACACTCGCACGAGTGAAGCGAACAGAAGCGTATGCAGAGCAAGTGCGCGTTCAGTTCGCAACGACAGTGAACGAGATTCTCGCACTGTACAAGACGATGCCGGAACTTGACGAGGGCGAAATGTACTCTTTTGACGGCGAGAACTTGAAGAAGCAGAAAGAAGTCGAACGTCTCTTGCGACAGCTTCACGCAGCAGCGACAGTTGCAATCGAACGCGGCATCAAGCTCGAATGGGCGGCAGCGAACGCAGATTGCGACAAGCTCTTCACGTCTTGTTTCGGGAAAGCAGTTCTCTCAACGCCGCAGTTCACAGCAGACGCAGCTCGAAACAACGCGGCGATGCAAGCGTTTCTCGCTCGCTCTGACAGAGGTCTCAATCTCTCGCAGCGCGTATGGAAGTCAGTCGAGCAGTTGCGCGATGAAATGGAAGTGTCGATGACAGTCGCAATCGGCGAGGGCGAAAGCGCGTCTTCAATGTCGCGCAAAGTGCGCAAGTATCTGAACGACCCCGATTTGTGTTTCAGACGCTTTCGATACAAAGCAGGTGAAGAGAAAATCTTCGATGATGAGGGAAACGAAATCGGTACGAAGCCGGTATATGGTAAAAAATGGAAGAAGCGCGTTCGCAAAGCTGACGGCTCTGTTGGTTGGATTGACTACGACAAAGACAGCTACAAAGACGAGTGGACAGGACGCGGTTATTACAAATCATCAGCACAAAACGCGATGCGCGTTGCTCGTACTGAAACGAACATCGCGTATCGCAGAGCAGACAACGAACGTTGGCAGCAGCTCGATTTCGTTCTCGGTCAGCGCATCGAACTCTCGAAGCAGCACCCGAAGAAAGACATTTGCGACAAGCTCGCCGGCGACTACCCGAAAGACTTCATCTTTGACGGTTGGCACCCACAGTGTTTTTGTTTCGTCACGCCCATTCTCATGGACGAGAGCGAGATGAAGAAAGCGACAGAAGCGTTCGCACGCGGTGAGACTTACACGCCGCGCGGCAAAGTCATTCGCGATTATCCCGAGGGTTTCAAGTCTTGGGTGCGCGACAACGCAGAGAACATCGCAGCAGCTCGCGAACGCGGAACAGAGCCGTACTTCATTCGCAACAACGCTCAAAAGATTGACGAGATAATCGACCCGAGCAAGAAGCAGCTCACAGCTCTCGAAAGAGCAGCTATCAGACACGAGAACAGAACACCGGAGCAAGAAGAAGCTATCAAGTTACGTTGGCAAGAGCGCGAACAGCGTCTCGCAGAAGAGAAAGCTGCACAAGAAGCGGCTGCACTCGCAGAACAGAAGCGCATTGAGCGAATCAACTCGACAGCGAATCTCGTGCTTTCTGTTGTCAGTGGCGAACGTTTCGCCGGTCTCGACATCGATACGTCTTTGCTTGAAGCTGCAATCAACAGCGGCGACACTGACATCATCAACACTGAAACTCGCGCACTCGCTCAACTTCTCTCGAAGAAACAGCAGCTCATCAACAAGACTGCATCGAACGTGACGAAAGTCGCAGCAGAGTACAACGAAGTTGATGCGTCTGCACTGCAAGCAGCTCTCGCATCGAAGTCGCTCGCAGAGATTCAGACACAGACGAAGTTGCTCGCTCAACAAGTCTCGAAGATGAAGCAAGCAGAAGCATCACTCGAAACGCTCATTCCGAACGCTCACGAGTGGCACAAGCAGTTCACACTCGCAGAGCTGCAAGGAACATACAACGCGATTGAAGACAAACTCGCGAAATGGTCTTCTCTCTCTCTCGAAGCACAAGCAAAGAAGTTGAAGTTTGAAGCAGTTGATTACTTGGGCGGAAACATGAACAATGTTCAAGGCAAGTATTCGACATGGAAAGTTTCGCAAGCAGCCTACTTGAAGAAGCTCGATGATGTGAATCAACAAATTGCATTGAACGAGATAAACACGAAGCTCGCAGCGTTGAAGACATATCTCGCAGCGCACCCGAAAGCAGTGAATCTCGCGAAGCTGATTCAAGATGCAGAGAACGCTCTAACTGCAAACAGTTCGTTGAACGAAGTCAAGAATTACATCACTCTTGCAGAAGAATACAAGCTCAAACTTGAAACGCTGCAAGCGAAACGCGATGCAAAGAAGAAAAAGGGTGAAACGAATCTCAATCAAATAGATTTCGATGATGACACTCGCACACAGCAGCGCAAAGATGCTGCAAAATGGTTCAAGAATGACACTGACGCGAATGATTTTTACTTTGAGAATACGAACACTCGCGAACAGTGGCGAGCTGCATCAGCAGACGAGAAGAAAGCACTATATGAATACACTCATGGAAGCTCGTATATAACAGAGCCACTTCGAGCAATAGAGGAACATTATTATGCTTTCTCTTCTCGATTGGCAGAGAGCAAAAAAGACACAGATGAGATGACAAACATCATTTCTCGATGCTATTGCACGCACGATGTTTGGATAAAACGAGACGAGGGCGCATGGTGCGCTGAATATCGTTGGGGTATCGATGATTTGTCAGCTTACATAAAGAATCCGTCAGCACTTGTCGGTCGTGTCGGTACTGATGAAAGTTTCATGTCGTGCGGAAACAACAAAAGCACATACTTCGGAAACAAAAACGTATTATTGAATATCTATTGTCCGAAGAAGACGAGAATGATTTATGCAGAACCGTTTTCGCATTATGGAAGTTCGCACGACAACGGCGATACAGCTCCGGGAAAGAATTGGAACGGAACGTCAAAACCGATATACACCGGTGAAAATGAAATCATATTGCAGCGAGGAACGAAGTTGCGCATAACAAAAGCAGAGTACACAAATCACAAGTGGTACATCGATTGTGAAGTCTTATCACAATATCCGAGACCGATTGACAGCTTTGTGAGTGAGCCGAGCGGTTATTATGTCAAGTACAAATAACAGAAAAGCGACAGCAAGAACGAACTCTTGTTGTCGCTTTATTCAGTTATGAACGATGCGATGTTCAGTTGTAGTGCGTCTTATACCAAGACTTGAACGCTTCGACATCGACACGCTCGTTGTATTGCGTGAATCGATTAAATAATAACGCTTTCAACGTTGCAGGTATTTCATCAAACTGACTGAACTCTCGCAGACCTGCATCGAGATATTCATCGAGATTGTCGCCCAAAGAAGAGCTTTTGTTCGCACTGTTTTCGACCCAATAACGCTCGATTTTCCAAAGCGTTGATTTGTCTGCATCAAAGTCTTTCGGCGGCTCGTTCTCGCCGTTGTAATAACGACAGAACTTGATTAAATCTTTCTTTGTTGCCATATCGAATAGAATTTATTGATTACTTCAATCATCTCGTTCGGAAGATACGACAGAGCGCATCGAACGAGTTCATCATCAATGCCGAATCGAGATTCAGCGATTGAGCCGACTATTGCGCCGACAGTATCAGAATCGCCGCCATACGCGACTGCACATCTGACAGCATCAACGAAGCTCGAACTCTCTCTGATGATTGAGAACGCAAGCGGAACGCAGCCTTGACACGTTTCGTCAAAGACACCGCAGCTCGGAATGTTGCTCTCCCAATCGCAGCCGTAAAACTGTTGCATCAGACGCTCGCAATGCTGCACTGCATCGCTCTCGTTGAAGATTGCGAACGAGTGAATCATCAGAGCAGTGACAACGGCACCGATGATGCCCTCGGGGTGATTGTGCGTGACACTTGCGCATCGCATCGCTTCACGAATGATGTTGCTCTCGTTGTAACTCTTGACAGCACTCAACGCGAGAGCGACCGGTGAGATGCGCATCGCTGCACCGTTCCCGAATGAGTTGTACGGTTGCGATGACGCAGAGTGAAGCCATGTGTTGAATGATGTTCCGTATGCTCCCATTGGTGACGGATAACGTCTGCCCCAATCGAGCAATGCGCTCTTGTAGTCGATTGACTTCTCTTGCTCGCTTTTGAGTATCGCGTCAGCGACAGCGACAGTGCAAATCGTGTCGTCTGTAAAGCTGCACTCACTCGTGAACAGCTCGAAGTCGTAACTTGATGTATTGCGGAACTCGAATCGAGAACCGACAATATCGCCGATGATTGCTCCTAACATGATGATTTCTCTTGTTTCTTTCGTTGAATGACATCGATTTTGATAACACACTTGCGATTCTCGTACACATCAGCGCACTTGCGCGATTTGAGCGATGTGTACTTCACGCCGACCACATCTTCGGGAATGCAGTCGTATATTGCTTTCAGAGAGCCGAAGTAAAAGTCTTGCTTCTCGTTGTACGGCTCTTTGAGATGCAGGTGAACAATTTTGTTACTTTCCATAATCAGTTGCGTTGAATGTTTCTGCAAAGATACGGAAAAAAGCTCGTTTCCGCTCGATTTCTCGCGGTTTTCTCTTCGAGATGAAGAAGTTATCGTCTCAACATCGAGAAATCGAGCGGTGAGCTTTATTTCGCGTCTTGCACTTTGTAATACTCTTTCAGATACTCTCGAAGTGCTTCTTTGAACAAATCTGCATCGACTTCTGTTTGCAGCTCGATGAGAGCTTGCGTGTCGTTTAAGTCAGAGACGTATGACTTGACGTTGTGAATGCACTCGACCGACAAGTCGTCTTGATTATCCAAGACTTTCGTTATGTCGTCAGAGAGCAGCACTTCATCGCTTCTCGTGTAATTCGGGTGATAACGCTCGATGAACTCCCAATAATTGAAGTTCTGTTCTTCTTGTTGTTGCTGATTCGTGTTGTTCATATCGCTTTGAGTTTTTCGTTGATACGTTGCTTGTCTTCATCTCGCAGTTGCTCGCAGATTGCGACACGAAGATGATGCTTGTTGATGAGTGTCGGAAGAACAGTGTCAAGCTCGGTGTACTTGAATCGCGCCGGCACGTCTTCGAGTGTCATGTTCGTGTTCATCACGACATAATGACTATCGTCTTCACGCAGAAGAATCACGATGTTCTTCTGATACTTCTCGATGAGTTCGATGATGCTCATATTCATATTTACTTTTGTGTGCGCGTGCGTGTGTGAGTGTCGCTTCTTACAGCTTCACACTCACACACAGCGCACGAGATTCGACTTATTGAAGATTGAATTGCTCGTCTAAGAATGAAACGAACGCTCTGTTTTGCGGCATGATTTGCGGAATATCCATCGTGTCAGCTTTGTACAAGTCGGTTGCGGAGTTGTACAAGTCCCAAGCAGAGATGCGACCGCCATTGTTGCAGTGCTTCAACATCAGCGATTCAGTGAATTGCGAGATTTGAGCTTGATTCAACGGATATACGCGATTCTCGCGAATCTCCTTGATTGACGTGTCGCACTTCACGCGAATCGCAGTCAGCATACCGATGATTGTGAAGATTTGCTCTGCACTGACTTCGATTGACTTCATGCGCTCGATTTTCTCACGCTCTGAAACGATGATGTGACGAGCGTCAACGAGCCATGACTTCACGGTGTCGAGAACTTGCTGAACGGTGAAGTTCTGTTCGGCGCGACCTTTGCCGCGTTCGTTGTACGTTGCGATGTACTTGTCGGCGTGCAACATCGTCTGATTGTGACAAATCTTGACCATGTTACCGAAGCCGACTTGAATGCCTTTCTGATGAAAAGCGACAGCGAGATTCGTTGTCTTCTCATCGTCATCGAAGTCGGTGATTCTGATGTTCGCGAACACGCGGCGCAAGATGTGAGCTTCGACAGCTCGCTCGCCGTACTGTTGTTCGACTTGCGGCAGCAGCACAACGCCCGGCGTGTTGCGGTCTTTGTTTTGAGCAGCGAACAAGTCATACACCTCGACATTGTAGCCGATTTCGTTGCACTGATTGACGAGCTGATTGAGAAGCTCGTAATGGTAGATTCCACGCAGAGGACGACCGTAAACGTCATTCTCTTTGTGTGTACGTTGAAGTTGCTCGATTGTGAGCGTCTGAACTCTTGCTTTCTCAAAGTCGAAGAGCTTGTTTGAAAGTGTTGTTGCTTCCATGATTGCTGATGATTTATGCGTTGATAATGTTGATTACTTCAAGTGCGTTGAACGCTTTGACAGTGATTGCTTCACGCTTGCGGTTCACGCGATAGATTTGAGCTGATGCGCACGGAACTTCGGGCGCGTACTTCTTGATTGCAGCTTTGCCGTCTCTGACGGTGTTCGCTGCACGCTGAACATCGATTGCGATGTTTCCGAGAACATCGAAGATGACAACGCCGAAGCGATTGTGCATCTGATTTGCGAAA